CCCCCCGGGGGGGGGGGGGGGGGGGGGAATCTCTGACCGCGGCGCCCTCGACCGGCCCGTCGGGCCATCGCCGCTGGTCACCGACCCGGACACAGTCGCGGACACGCGGGTGGGGCGGGCGCCGTGGGGCGTCGACGTCACCGGGCGGGACCGGGCGATCTCGCTGCACCAGCGCCACATGCTGATCACCGGGCTGTCCGACAACGGCAAGACCGCCGCGATGCGGGCCCTGGCGTTGTGGGTCGCTCGCGATCCGGGCGCGGACCTGTGGATCGCGGACCTGAAAGGCCCGGCAGGCTGGGCGATGTTCGACGGGATCGCCGACCGGTTGGTGATCGGCCCGACCGATGAGCACGTCATCGCCGCCACCGAGATGCTGGAGGACGCCGTGGTCGAGATGCAGCGTCGCTTCCAGGTCGGCGGGTCGCATCGGCCGCTGTTCGTGGTCGTCGACGAGGCCCAGGTCGCCTACATGTGTCCGGCCAAGGACCCGGCGAAGCGCCCGTTCGGTGGTCAGAGCAACGACGCCCGCTATCTGGGGGCGGTCCGCAAGATCCACAACCAGGGCCGGGCGGTGGACGTCACCTTGTGGGAGGCCACCCAGGATCCGACGAATCAGAACCTGCCGGTCCTGTCTCGCGAAGGTAACCATGTGCGGGCTTCGCTGGTCGTGGGCACCGAGGCGCAGGCGAAGATGGCGTTGGGCGAGGCGGCGGTGGCCGGCGGCGCGGCGCCGCAGGAGCTGCGCCGCGGCCTGGACAAGGGCGCGCTGGTGGTGGCGGGCAGTGGGCTGGAGATGGAGCCGTGGGAGGTCGCGGTGACCGTCCGCACCCACTACATCGACGACGCCACCGCCACACAGATCGCGAAACGAGCTCTCATTGCCCGCCAGAAGGCCCAACAGGCATCCACACCCACGGCGGATCCCGTGGACGACCTGGCGGCGATCCTGGCGGCCCTGAGAGGCGAAGAGCGGGTCCGGACGACGGCGGTGCTGGCCCGGCTCGTGGCCGACCGCCCCGACCGCTACCGGCCCTGGACGGCCGCCACGCTCACCGCCGTGCTCACCGCCGCCGGCGCCCCGCCCCGGAAGCGGTCGACGATGAAGGTGTCCCGCACCGACCTGCTGGCCGCGATAGTGGCCCGAGATGCCCATCAGACAGGGGCTATGGCCGGCGGCCCGATTCGGGGATAACCGCTGGTCATAGGCGGGGAGGCCGCCCCGAGAGGGCCTCCCCGCCGCCTCCCATCCTCCCCGCTCCGCGCGGGCACTGATTTCAGGATTTACTGATCTGGCAGAGTGGGTCGCGTGCTCACCGTGGCAGTGACCAACCTGAAGGGCGGCACCGGGAAGTCCACCTCCACCGGATTCCTCGCCCACGTCTGGCACGAACGCGGCCGCCGCGTCCTGGTCGTCGACGCCGACCCGCAAGGCACCGTGAGCAGGTGGGCCGATGACGCCGAATGGTCGATCCCCGTCGTCCGCCTGGACACCCCGAAACTCCACCAGCGCCTCGACAAGATCATCCCGCCGGACATCGACGTGGTGCTGGTCGACACCGACAGCACGCCCCCGATCGTCGCGGCAGCGCTGCGAGTGGCGACACACGCCGTGGTGCCGGTCCCCCCGAACGCGGTCGACCAGGAACGACTCCCCGAGCTGCAAGGCATCCTCGAAGACACCGCCGCCCTCCGGCTCGACGGGCAGCCGCCGGTGACCGCAGCGATGCTCACCCGCGCGGACGGGCGGACCGCAGCGCACGCGGTCTACCGCGACGTCATGACCGCCGCCGGATGGCACGTGCTGCGCGCCGAGGCACGCGCCGTGCAACAGTTCGCCCAGGCCGTCGGCAGCCCGATCGTGCGGGCTGCGGCAACCGCCTACGGCGACGCGGTGGACGAACTCGAAACGCTAAGGCAGGTGGCGAGATGAGCAAGGCCGATGAGATCCACGCGAAGGCGAAGGCAACCCACGACCTCCGCACCGCCTCCAGGGCAGCAGCCGCCGCCGCGAGGGCGCAGGTGAGAGCGGCCCCGGTACGCAGGACCGTGGACCTGGCGCCGCAGACCCACGCGAGGCTGGCCGGGTGGTGCGCCGAAACAGCCGAAGAGCTCGGCGTCGCCCGGGTCACCGGGCAAGCGGTACTGGCGGCCCTGGTCACCCGGCTACTCGACGACACACGCCTGGCCCGGGAGATCCGCAACGACCTCCACCACTGAAATACTGATCACTGCAAAATACTGAAATACTGATTGCAGGCAGGATGCGATAGCTGCACCCGTTCAGCACCGATCCTGACTGCTCGACCCGCAAAGATGACAGCCATGCATGACGGCATCTATCCCGTCCACTTCGTCCACTCCGACCTCACGGACGCCTACCGGGACTTCTCGGTGACCTACTGATGGGTTCGGCGAAACGCTGGCTCGCCGACGATCCCGGCCGCTACCCGAACGTGGACTCCGTAGGCGTCTGGGCCGCTCTTGCCGGATAGTTCTGGCCCACCGACGGCTACGCCGCCAGCGCCCACCACGGCTGCGTAGCCCGTTCCGGAGACGCCCACCCGCTGGTGGCGTCCATCGGCGAGGACTGGTCGCTGTCCTGGTTGGACTTCCACAGCTCGAACCGGCGGCCACCGTCCGGGTTGAGCAGCGCATCCGAGACCGTCCGGCCCGCCAAACCGGGCTGGGCCTTCCACGCCGACCCGATGTAGAACTGCGCGAACACATAGCTCCCCGCCGGCGGGGCGATCGTCGCCGACAGCGCGAGCTCCTTGACACCGCGGCTGGTGAAGGTGTCCGCGGACAGGTTCTGCACGCTGGCCAGGACGGTGAGGCGTTTCAGGTTCGTCCCGCCCCAGACCCGGATCCCGACCGGCGGGTTGTCCGAGTGCGACCCGGCGGTGTTGACCGCGAACCGGAACCTCGACGCTCGCACCGACCGCGGCGACACGATCCCCGAGATCGTGATGACCTTCGCCGACATGTTCCCGGTCAGCCCACAGGCCGTTCGGTCGACCGGCGAGTACAGGTCGCCGTAGACCTCCTCGTCACGGGCCCGTAGGTGCCCGTAGCGGCGATCGGCCGGGCCCGCCCACGCCGAGGTCGGGATGGTGTCGGCGGCGGCGAGCTCGGCAGGGGCGCCGTTGACCAGGGCCAGCGGTTTGCGTTCGGCCATCAGCCCAGCACGATCGGGGTCAGCGAGTTGAAGTTCAGCGCGGTCGCCGCAGTCGCGAACCCGACGATCTGCACGACCTGCCCGGCACCGGACGGCGCGGTGGCGGCCGCGGCGCCCGGCGCCGACGCCGACAGGTAGTTCCTGCCCGGAGTCAGGTCGGTGACCTGGGTGTTGGTGCCTTCGAAGTAGACCGTGGCGGTGGTGTCGGCATCAACCGCTGCCAGGACGAACCCGTGGGCCTCCTTCCCGCTGGTCGAGGCGTCGGCCTTCCGGGCGCGGGCAGAGCCGCCCGCGGAGTGGATGTTGACCAGATCGCCCGCGGCGAGAGCCTCGCTGGCGGTGACCTGGGCGGTGTCGGCGCCGAGCCCGACCGGGAGCATGCTGGCGTCCAGGCGGCCGGTCGGGTCCAGCGCGGGGATCTTCCCGGCGTCGGCGTCTCCGGCCGAGACCGTGGATGCCTCGCGCTCGGTGAGCGTCCCGGCGTTGTTGTGCAGGTACTTGTCGGCCATGACGGGATCTAGTCCTTTCTAGGGGTGCAGCCGGATCGATGGCTGCTGGTGGAGGAACACGCTGGTCGGGGAGGTCGCCGCGCCGACCTGGACGCTGAACAGCGCCTCCGGGGCGGCGGGGGCGGTCTGGGTGAGGCGCCCGGCCGCGCCGAGGTAGAGCGGGCCGGGCTCCCACTGCCAGGACGCCTCGCTGGTCTCGCCGTGCAACAGCATCGGCACCTGGGCGCCGCCGGCGGCGGCGCCCAGGCTCAGCCACAGCGGGGCGTGGAGGTGGTCGAGGTCGGACGGGTCGGCGTAGACCAGGCCGTCACGGGACGGGGTGAGCAGGCGGTGCCCGGACAGGGCGCGGGCGGCGACGCCGTTGCTGCGGAGCTGCTCAACCTCGCCGCCGGCGCGGGCGATGGGCCTGCTCGGCGCGAGAGGCGCCGGCGGGCCGGAGTCGGAGCCGACGAGGACCACGTCGGCGTCGGGGGCGGCGTCGACGACGACCACCTCGTGCGGGTCCGGGGCGGTCACCGCGCGCTCGCAGGTGCGTCAGTCAGGATCAGTAAAGGTGCGTCGACCAGGCGCAGGAGGTAGGTGCGGCCGTCGCGGCCCGCGCCGGGATGGCGCAGGTCGACGTGCAGGTCGAGCACCCGTTCCGCGGGCAGGCGGGCAGTGCGTTCCGGCGAGAGGTGCAGCTGCACCGTCGCGGCCCGCGCACCACCGGCCAGGCGTGTCGTGCCGAGGATGAGCGCGGCCCCACCGGCGGCGAAGTCGACCACGACCGCGCCGCTGCGCGGGTCGACGGCGCGGGCGGTCACCGACCAGCCGCCGGCGTCGGTGGCGTCCAGGTCGATCGGGACGCCGCTGACCAGGACCGCCCAGCGCGGCGACAGCCAGGTCGTCCCGGCCAGGACCGGCGGTGCAGGACTGGTGTGGGTCGCCACCCGGGCCTCCCGTTCTCCTCGTTCAGATCGTTTCTGCTGGTCAGGGCCGTGTTCGAGTCAGGGCCGTATCCAGGTCATAGACACATACGTGGCCTGGGAGACGTCGGTGGCGATCTCGAAACTCCCAGAACCGGTCCGATACGTGCCGATATTGATGGCCTGTCCGGATTCGAACCGGCGGGCACGGGCCACCGAGTACGACCCACCGGACCCGGACTGGTACGACGCCGACTCGGCGTAGCGGGTCGTGGTCGACCCGGCAGCCAGGATCGCGAAGAACTGGGTCTGCCCGGTGCCGCCCTTCGCGACCCGGACTCCGGCCTCGATACGCCACACGCCGCCGACGTTGAAGGTGAACCGCCGGTTCGAGTCGCTGCGGGTGACCGACGGGCTGGTGTCCATGACGAACTCGAACGGGATCAAGCCCCAGGACCCGGTCGAGAACTCCACGGCCTGCCCGCAGGTGTAGTTCGCGAACCGGATACCGCCCGCCTCGACGTCCTCGGCCAGCGCCTGGATCTGCGCTGGCCCGTTGGGCGGGTCGGTCGAGGCCGGGTAGCGGTAGGCGAAGATCGGTGTCTCAGGCATCGGTTTCTTCCTGCTCAGGGGGGGTTCGCAGGCGCCCTGCGATCACGTACTCCTTGCCCAGAGCGACCAGCAGCACAGTGCGGCCCGCCGCGAGCGAGCTGATGGCGTCATGCAGCACAGCCAGGTCAGTCAACGGCTGCCCGGTGACCTCGACGGTGTTGGCCAGGGTGTCGGCGTTGAACGCCGTCAACCGGCCCTGGGTGACCGGGAGACCCGGGCTGGGCTGAGCGAACAGCGGCGCGAGGTCCCCGGGCGAGGTGAAGCTCATGGCCGGCGGCCTCCTTCGTCCGGGGCGACGTAGGCCTGGACCCGGGCGCCGCGCGTCGAGACCGCCATGTCGCCGCCGGTCAGCGGGAACGTCAGGGTGTCGATGACGTGCCGTTCGACGACGACGCGATCCCGCATCCCCGGTGGCGGCGGATACCCGTCGCCGGGGCGCTGCTCGGGGAACCGGACCGCGATGAGATCCAGCGGCTCTAGGGTCGGGTCGGCCGGGATCTGGAACGACAGCGCCGACGGCAAGCCCCGAATCCGGTTCACCCAGGTCTCTGCGGCGGCCTCGCACTGCGCGGTGGTCCGCAGCAGCGGCGAGGAGTGCCTCTTCAAGATCCGCCCGAACTCCCCATACCAGGACAAGCCACGCTGACCGCGCAACGAGCCGCCGGCCCCGTCGACGGTCTTCGCCGCCCACGGCGGCGGCGCCTCGGTCGCCTGCTCTCCCGACACCCGCGCGCAGGTGTAGACACCGTCACGGGAGATCTGGCGGCGCAACCTCTGCAAGCCACCACCAGCACCGGCGGTGATCGTGCGGACCGGTACCAGCGCCGGGTCAGCGGCGTCGACGTCATCGGAGACCAGGGTCAGCCGGCCGCGGTAGTCGAAGAACGCCCGCTTGCCGTAGCGGCGGGCCAGGCCCGTGATGTGCTCGGCGAACGGCTCTTCCAGCAGCGTCTGGGACCGCAGCCGGGTCCGGGCCAGCGGATAGTCGGCGATGATGACCCGATCCCGGTCGTCGACCTTCGACGGGAACGCCCCGGCGTGGCGGTGGAACCACGACGCCTGGCTGCCGTAGAGAAGCGCGGAGAAGAACTCCTGGTGAGTGGCTGTGCGCGGCGCCACCCACGGCCACAGAGCCTCGGTGTCGGCGACCTGAGCCATCCGGTCAGACCCGGAGATCCGCACGACACCGCGTTCCTCCTGCGTGACGGTCTCGACCCGGAAGTAGCCCAACGCGGTCCACTCGAACACCCCGCCGGCGACCTCAACGCCGTACTCGACGAAGATTTCCGACCCGTTCGGCACGATCCAGCCCCAGCGGGCGGCGACGGTGATGTCGAGCGTGGACCGCACCAACGCCGAGGAATCCATCCGCACGTCCCCGCCGAGCAGGGCCAACGGCTCCCCGGACGGGGTGAGGGACTGGGAGAACCGGTGCGGGACCGCGATCAGCGTGGCCCGGGCCCGCGCCGAGTGCGACGAACGCACGATCTCCCGCAGCCGGGTCGAGGTCGGGCGCGCCATCAGTCCTCCACCACCACGTCACCGGCGACAGCGGGCATGTTCACCACATCGCCCCAGGTCGCGGCAGCCTCGACCAGATCAGCCCAGGACTGGTAGCTGCGCAACACCGTCTGCCAGGTCGAGATCGCCCCCGCGTAGTGATGACTGGGCTCGGCGACCTCGTGCAACGCGATCGTGGTGTAGCGGACCTCGCTGTTGTGGCGGCCTTTCTTCTCGGCGTGCACGTCATCAACCTGGAAATACACCGCCGGCAGACCCAGGCGTTCCTCGTCGGCGTGGAGCATCATCACTCCACCCACCGACAGCGACCGGTCCAGATCCCGCCACTGCTGCCAGGTCGCGGTCCGCACCGTGAACTCGAACCGCAGCGGACCCATCACCTCCCCGACCGCGATCGGGGCGCGGGCCGCCGTCACCTCCAGCAGCGCGCCCCGGCCGTCACGACGCGGATCGGTGTAGGCCACGACCATGACGCGCCGGTTGAGGAACGGGAACCCGAGCCACTTGATCCACGCCTGGTCGAACACCGACGGCGTGACCTGCACCGGGTCCTCCCACTGCCCGGTCGAGAGCCGGGCGGCATAGCGCAGCAGCGGCGTGCCGTCCGGGCCGGGAGGCCAGTCGTGATGGCGCACCTGCAGGGTCGCGCCGGCGTTGACCGGGACATGCCAGCCGCCACGCACCCACCGCGGTCGGGCGTCACCGGAGCGCCAGTAGTGGAAGTCCACCCAGGTCACATCATCGCCCAGCGCGTCGCAGCTCATCGCGACCGCGCCGGTCTCCGGGTCGAATTCACACTGAAACGACATAACTACACGCCTCGTCCCGCTCCGACCTGGCGGCGGGTACGGCGGTGCGCCTCGTCGATCTCGGTGCGCACCAGACCACTGAACTCCTGTCCGTCGATCAGGACCTTCACGACGACCTCCGGGGCAGGAGCCGGGGCCACGGCCACGGCACCAGCACCGACCAGCGGAACCTCGCCCACCGACACCGACGCCCGCGTCGCGGGCAGCGCCGCGGCGACCGCCGACTCCGACAGCTCCCGGGTCGCCGCAGCGACCGCGCTGGTGTTCGCGCTGATCCCGACCGCGACGCCCTCAGGGATGAACCGGCCGATCTGGTCGCGGAACACCCGCGACGGGGACCTGATCCCGAGCATCGACTTCGCGGCGTTCAACGCGGCCCTGGCCAGGCCCCGGACCTTGTCGGTCAGCCACGTCCACTTCGAGACGATCCCGTTCCCGAGCCCGGAGACCAGGTCCCGCCCGGCGCCCACCAGCAGCGAACCCAGCCGGCCCACCGCGGCCAGGAGCCGGCCCGGCAGCCCGGCCATCCACGCGACCAGCCGCCCCGCCACCGCGATCGCACCCGACACCATCGCCGTGAAGAAGCCCCACACCCGACCCGGGATCGCCCCGAGGAACCCGATCACCACCAACACCTGATTGATCTTGGCGCTGACCTGCGCCTTCAGGGCCTCCCACGCCCCGGTCGCGGTCGCGGTCATCGCCGCCCACACCCCGGACAGCCAGGCCGTGAAACCGGACCACTTCGCCGCGATCCAGTCACACGCCGCACCCGCGGCGACCTTGATCTCGTCCCAGTAGACGATGCAGGCCACGATCGCCGCGATCAACGCGACGATCCCGAGCACCACCCACATCGACGGGTTCGCCAGCATCGCGTAGTTCCACAACCACTGCGCCGCCGTCACCGCCTTCGTCGCCACCGCGGCAAGCCCCGTGGCCTGCGTGAACATCTGGACAGCGGCCATCACCGAGTTGACGACCATCATCGCCTTGTAGCCCAGGGTCAGCAGCGCGATCGCGTTGATCAGCGGGACCATCACCTCGGCGTGAGCCCGGATGAACCCGGTGACCATCTCCAACGCGCCCGCGATCATCTCCAGCGTCGTCGGCAACCCGGCCGCGTCGAACGCCGCAGCCAGGTTGACCACGGACTGCCACAACGAACCCAGCGTCCGCCCGAGGGACTTAAACGTCTCCACCCCGGCTCCGACCCACTCGGCCAGCGCTCCGGAGTCCCGCGCCGCGGCGACGAACCTTTCCAGCCTCGTCGCCGCCTCCGCGATGGACGTACCCAGCTTCTGCAGGTACGGAGCGGCGACCACCCCGAGGTGCAGAAACGTCGCCGCCAGCGGCCGCAACGCCCGCAAAACCCCGTCGAGCAGGCCCTGGGACCCACCCAGCGCGGCGTTGATGTCACCCACCGTCGACGGCGTCTTCATCCAGATCGCGAACGCCGTACCTACGGAGTTGATGCTCCCCGCGGTCGCGACGAGCTGGGCGCGCAGCACTGGAAGCAATGCCCCACTCAAGCTTGTGACCTGGGCGGCCATCCCGGTGAACAGCGTGTCCTGCACCGCGTTCTTCAACGCGGTGAACTGCGGCATCAGCCCGCGGATCGCCACCGCGGTGTCCCGCGCCGCCGGCGACAGACCCTTCAGGGCCTCGGCGAACTTGGCCGGGTCGCCGATGTCTTCCATCGCCTTCCCGAAGCCTTTCAAGCCCACCGCCAGCGCCCCGACGCCCAGGACTCCGGCGAACGCGATCCCCGGCAACGTGGCCAGGACCCCGCTCAGCCCGCCCAGCGCGGCAGCCGTATAGCCCGCCACCGGGGCGACCCGCGCCGCCGCCACCGCGATCGACCGCAGCCCACCAGAGGCCCTGTCGGCATCCTTCTGCACCGACTTCATCGCCGACTTCGCCTGCGCAGTCGCCGCGACCAGCCCAGAGGCCGACCCGTCGAACCGGACCTTGACCGTGCGCGTCGCCCGAGACATCTACGCCGCCCGCCCGTAGGCGGTGAACGCCCGCGTCGAGCCACCACCAGCAGCCCACCGGCGGGTGATCTCATCCACCGCGTCGTTCCACTCCCGGTCCATCCGCGACGAGTAGGCATCCACCGTGGAGAAGAACCAGTAGTCCGCGCCGCCCCCGGCACGGTGCGGCCGGAACTGCTTGAGGTAGGTCGCGCCGAAGTTCGCCCCGAACAGCACCAGCCCCGCAGCCCGCGGCTTCTGCCGAGGCCGCGAGGTCGCGAACACCCGCCGCGCACCACCCGCGACCACGACCGGGACCCGATCACGGCGAGCCTTCACCGTGGGCGCAACCTTCGCCGACTGCGACGACGACGCCCGCGCCGCCATCGCGATCCGCCCTTCCAGACGCTCCGCGATCCGCTTCGAACGAGTCCGCAGCTCGTGGCTGGCGTCCTTGGGCATCTGGTTGAACGCCGCGATCGTCTCCCGCACCCCGGACAGGTGCACCGTCACCGTCAGCGGCCTCGCCGACCTACGCCTCGCCACCGACCCACCGCCTTCCCGCCCTAGCCGCTGTAGCGCCGCCCGCTGGGCCGCCCCGACCGCCCGGCCTCACGTTCCTGTTCCCGCAAGATCGCCACCGCCGTCTGCAACACCGCGTGCTCCTCGACCGCCCACGCCGCGACCGGGATCCCGGTCGCCACCGCCAGCGACACGCACAGATAGCTCAGCGACCCGGCCGGGTAGGCCCCTCCGGCTCAGCGGCGCCGTCAAGGTTCAGATCCACCGACCCGATGAAGTCCTCCAGCGACCCGTCGAACCGGCCCTGGCGGCGCGCCGCCAGGTGCGCGACCTCGTACAGGTCGCTCATCCGCAGGTTCTCGGTCAGCTGCTGCAGGCTGCGGCCCTTCCCGGTCCGCTCCCACACCACGACGTCCCGCGACGCCGCGACCAGCTCGTACGACTCGCCGCCATCGGGGACTACCTCGAACGTGAACACGCGCTCCCCTTTACTGATCCACTGATCTGTAATGCTTACTGATCTACTGACTTACTGATTTACTGGCTTGTGTGGTCAGGGACGGCTGTAGGCGGGCTGCCCGATCACCGGGAACTCCGCCTCCTGCGTCTCGGTCGTCCGCACCTCGCCCCCGATCGACGGAGCCTTCACCGTGCACCGCCCCGACCAGCGCACATGCTCGTCCGGGATGTCCGGATGATGGTCGATCGTGAAGTCGACCGTGCGGCCCTGAGCGAGCATCAGCACGTCCGACAGACCGCCGGAGCGCCAGTCGGAGTAGTACTCGAACTGCAGCGACCAGTCCGGATCCGAGTCCTCCCGGAACTCGCCGTCGGAGCAGAACGAGTACTGCTTGTCGCCCTCGTCGGTGTTGTTCTCCAGCTTCCACGTCTTGATCTGGCACTCGTAGGTAGCGCCGTCGATGTCGAACGCGATGAGCTTGAGCTTCCGCTGATGAACAGCCATGCGATAACCCCTCCCTTACAGGGCGACGGACACGGACACTTCGTAGGCCGGCAGGTCCGCCCCGCCCACCGCGAACACCCCCGGCCGCGCCGAGGTCACCACCGCATCAACCACACCGTCGATCGCGGTGGCCACGACCGGCAGCAGATCCAGCAACCGCTCCTGAGCCCGCTCGGAGGCAGCCATGACCAGGTAGACGGTGAACTCCGCGTCGGTCGGCGCACACATCGCACCCCACCGCAGCTGCGGCGGGCCGACATAGGCCGCCGGCGGCGAAGACACCGCCGCCGGATCGTCGAACACCCGCAGCCACGCCACCGACGCCACCGCATCACGCACCGCAGCCGCCCGCTCCGCGACCAGCCCCGACACCGACGCACTCACGCGATCACCGGAGACCGGTAACGGCCGATCTTGAGCAGCCGCTCCACGTCCGGATCGAACGACGGCACCCGCGACGACCCCAGCTCGCCCAACGCGACCAGCGCATCCGGAGACCGGCGCCGGGTAAACCAGCGCCCCGCCAACCGCACCGTGCCCAACGCCAGATCTCCCGGCACCGCCGGCAACTCACCGGCGCCGTCGTAGTCGAAACCCGGGCGGAGCCGCTGCACGAACGTCATCGCCGCGTCCAACTGCCGCACCAGGACCACGTCATCACGGTCATCGTCGATACCCAGATCGGCCTTCAGCTCACGCAGACTCACCCACGCCGCCACCTCACGCCGCCTGGACCTGGACCCGCTTCGCCGACCGCCCGGCCTGACGCACGATCACCGCGCTATACGCCCAGATCCCCAGCTTCACCGACTCCGGCCCAGCAACCTCCTCGTACCGGAACCGCTGCACCGCCGACTCGAACAGGATCGTGTCCGCCGCCCGCAGCACCACCACATCGTCGGGATAGGTACCCGTCACGTTGATCCCATCGGTGGCCACCACACCGACACCAGCCGAGTCCAGACGGCCATCAACGTCGACTGCGCCGACGCCGACCACGTTCATCCGGCCCGCCTCCGCCGCCGGCATCAGCGGCCGACCGGTGGAGTCCTTGAGCTTGAGGAAACGCCCATACCGGACCACACCCATCGCGACGATGTCCGCAGGAAGCTTCCGCTGGTCACGCACCGCGATCGCCGCGTCCAGGACAGCATCCGCAGGCGCCCCGCCGGCGAAGGCGGCTTCGTCCGGATAGGTCACCACCGGATCACCCGCAGCGGCGATCACCGCCGCACCGACCTTCCGCTCGATCTGCAAGTTGTAGGCGGCGAGCATGTCGCCGTAGATCAGCTGGTCCACCGCAGGCGAACCCATGTCGAGCATCTGCCGCGACACGACCTGGATTCCCGAGGTCGGCTTCGGCACGACGGTGTCGACACCGGTGCCCCACGAGTCGACCTCGGACGGATGCTCGTTCTCCGCGGCCTGCTCGGCCAGCACCGGGTCGGTCCCGACCAGCTGACGAGGCAGCGTGATCGGACGCGGGTCGGCGCCCAGGTCGATGTTGCGGACCGCCCCGGCGAGCTTGCGGCCCTGACGGGCCAGGGCCTCGTATTCGTCCTGGAGCCAGCGCGGGGCGACCACTCCCGCGCCGGCGCCGCCGGTGGTCATAGCCCGGTTGTGTTCCTCCAGGCGGCGGGAGGCATCCGAGTCGCCGTTACGGGCCCGGTTCAGATCGCCGAAGAACGAGTGCGCAGAGGCCCGGGTGTAGTGGCCCGGGTCCCGGTCCTGGGTCGTCGCCCGCGACCCCGCTACGGCGATCTCAGGGGCCGCACGGGCAGCGACAGCGGCCTCCACGGCGTCGGTGGGGGCCAGCGCGGCGGCGAGTTCGGCGACCTTGCGGTTGCGGGCCTCGATCTCGGTCAGCGACTCGATCTCGGTGTAGAGCGCCGCGGCGGCCTCGCCTTGACCCTGGACGCTGCGGAGCTCGTCCTCGGTCAGAGCGCGGTCGTCCTCCACCGCCCGGGCCTGCAGGCCCTCGATGCTGGTACGCAGCGACTCGTAGCGGTCGCGCAGAGACTTCAGATAGGCGTTCATCGGCTATGCCCTCACGGGTGCTCGTCGGTACTGCGAGCGACCGGGGGGCCGCCCCCCGGGGGGGGGGCGGGGTGCCGGTATCAGCTGTCGTCGATCGAGAGTAACGCCGGAGCGGGCTGGGCGGGGTGGGCGGCGGTCTACTGCGGGGAAATATCTGACTTGGTCTAAACTCTCACCCCCCCCCCCCCCGGGGAGGGCAGGACTCCTCCTCTTGACCATCGCTCCCTCCTCGCCCCCGCCGCTCGCCCCGGTTGCTGGCATCCCGGACGAGGTGTGGTTCGACCAGGTCTGGTTGCCGCGGCGTCCGCTGGCCACTGACGAGTTCGAACGAGGCTCGTACCGGATGTCCCGGTCGGCGGCCCTGGGCAAGCGCTACATCGAGGCGAACCCGCACGCGTTGTCGAACCTGCTCGTGATCGACTGCGACCACGACGACTCGCTGATGAGGATGGCGGCAGACCGCGGCGGGTGGCGCCCCAACGCCGTCGTCCAGGACCCGTACACCGGCCGCGCGCACGGCTTCTGGGCGTTGCGGGCACCGATCGCGCGTACCGACATCGCCCGCCGGCCACCGATCGTCCTCGGCGCCCGGGTCACCGAAGCTCTACGGCGCTCGGTTGACGGTGACCGCGGCTACGCCGGGCTGATGACGAAGAACCCGACCCACCAGGGCTGGGACACCGCGTGGTCCCACGATCACCTCTACGCCCTCGGTGAACTCGTCGAGCGTCTTGATGAGCACGGGTGGATGCCGCCGCAGAAGCTGCTCCAGCAGAAACGCTGGCGACTGGACCCCACCGGGCTGGGCCGCAACGAGACCCTGTTCGCCAGCTCCCGACGCTGGGCCTACCGCGAGGTCCGCCACCACTTCGGCGACCCCGCCGGGCTCCGTGTCGCGATCCGCGCCGGGGTCGCACAACGCAACGCCACCTTCAGCGACCCACTCCTAGCCCCCGAGGTCCGTGCCATCGCCGACTCCATCACCCGCTGGCTCACCAGATCCCGCATGTGGAACGACGGACCCGTTGTGTACGAAGCCACCTTCTCCACCATTCAAGCCGCACGCGGCCGAAAAGGCGGCGCAACCCGCGGCGCCGCCAAGGCCGCCGAGGCCGACGCGCTCCGCGCTGCCATCACCGACCTGGTCCTCTGATGGGCGCCCTGACCCCGCGGCGCCGGACCATGACCGGCCGAGAAGCCGCGGAGAAACTCGGCGTGACCAGGCGGACCATCTGCAAGTACGTCGCCGAACCTCGCGAAGAGTTCCTCGCCCGCGCCTCAGCACGACGCCTCCGCGCCGCCACTCTCAGCCTCCAAGGCCTCACCCGCCGCGAGATCGCCGAAGAGATGGGCGCCTCCCGGGAAGCGGTGAAGCGGCTTCTGCGGGACGCCCGTCGGGCTGGCGAATGCGCCGCCGCGGCTAGTCTTGTGCAGTTGCGTGTTCTTCGCAGGCGGCGGCCCACTCCCCAGCCCGACGGGCGTCCCGCAGAAGCCGCTTCACCACCTCACCGGGTTAAGAGCCAGACTTTTTGGCCTCCTCGGCAGCGGCGACAGCCGCGTCCCACTCGCCCTTCTGCCGAGCCTGCTGAAGACTGCGGCCGACGATCGCGGGAGTAACTCCCATCCGCTCAGCGATCTCTCGGCGGAGCAGGCCCTGGACGCGGAGGGCCACGATCGCGTCTCGACGAGCCTTAGCGCGAGCGACGTATTCCTCACGAGGCTCGCCGATCATTCTGTAGATCGTCCAGATGGATACGCCGAATTCTTCGGCGAGTTCGCGGGCCGGCTTGTTCCGGCGCCGCCGGATCTTGGCTACCATGAAAGGTCCGATCTGTTGATGGCGTCGCGAAGTTGCTCAGCGGCAGCCGCTCTAGCCGCGCCGCGGGCGAGCCCGCCGGGTCGACCGTCTCCAGCGAGCCCGCCGGGTCGACTGTTTCCGGCGAGCCCGCCGTTGCGTCCTGATCCTTTTCGTCCGCGTGCGGCTTGGATGGCTCGGAATGCTTGGTCGTAGGCGGCGGGTCCGTCGTTCCACATCCGGGAGTAGCGGATCGTCCAGTCGGCGATGGATGTGGAGATGTGGCCGAGTTCAGTAGCGCCGAGGGGGACGGAGAAGTCGGCGTTGCGGATGGCGACTTCACGGGCGATCGCGGCGCGGTAGCCCTCAGGGTCGCCCCAGTGGTGGCGCATTTCCCGGTAGGCGTAGTGCCGGACGCCGTGGAAGAGGGTTTCGTTGCGGGAGTGCCCGACGGGGGCGCGTCGGCGTTGGTTGTGCCAGCCACGTCCGGGCATGTGCCCGGCCGGGGTGAGGGTTCCGCCGAATCGGTCGAGGGTGGAGGTGTTGTCGTGGATGAAGTGGGTCATCCAGCGGGGGTGGAACGGGTTTTTGATCAGCCGGGCCGGGTAGTGCGGGTCACCGCCCACGGCGCGGCGTAGTGCTTCTTCGATGGACAGGCCGTAGCGGACCGATCGGCGGGATCCGTAGTTGGTGAGGTTGATCGGGGTCGTGATGGCCCAGGCGGCGTGAGCGTGACCGTTCACGGGGTTCTCGATGATCACGTTCGGCTGGGGGTGGTTGTCGACGGTGGAGACCATCCGCAGGACCGCGTCGGGGTGATCGACATCGACACCGATCAGACCCCACACGTGTTTCGGGTGCAGCTCGACGTGCTGACGGGTCATCGCCGCCGCCCTCGTCTGCCGCCACACGCCGTCGTCGAACTCGTCCGCGGCGAGCGGGTACCGCGACGTCCACAAACGCTCCCAGATCGCCGTAGCCGCCTCGAACGGCATGCCCCCGACTAAGGTTAGCCGGGGCCCAGGTTTTCGTCGCTCAGGGAGCCTCTGAGGGCTTCCTGCCTGGCGGTGGGGGGACCCAGCAGACCGGAAGGGGACACGGGGTGGGACTCCTGCCGGTGACGGGACCGGTCCGAGGGGCGGTGCCGGTCGGGGGGTGCGGGCGCGGCTTCAAAGCATTGAGCTTCGCCCTGTGTCTGATGGTTCGCGGCTAGCCGCGAACGGCCCGCCCATCGCTGCCGCTCGGGCGAAGTACTGACTTGGTTGTTGTTGTTGGGACCAAAGGTGTACCACAAGGCCCTGTCCGGGGCGGTCCGGGGGGCGGTGCCGGCCCTCGGCCCGCCCCCGGTGACCTCTATATAGAGACCGCAGCTGCGCACCCCGCCGGACCGCCCCGCTACTCGACCGGCGGCAGCCGCGGCGCCCGCGCCAACACCTCCGCCAGCACCCGCCGCGACCGCTCCACCTGCTCACGCTCCACCTGCTCACGCTCCACCTGCTCACGCTCCACCGACCGCACCGCCGTCACCGACGCCGCCGCGCCGTACGCGCCCTCGCACACCACAGCGACTTCCCGCAGGTCAGCAGTCACCCGCTCCACCGTCCCATCCGACAGACGCCGGTTCTGACGCGGACGGAACCCGATCGACAGATCCGTCAGCGCCCCATCCCGCACCAGCTCCAACGTCTCCTCACCCAGCGGCGTCGCCGACACCCGGAACACGCCGATCAGACCCGCCGGGTCATCACGCAGCTCCAACGTCCGCCCGATCACTCCACCACCCGACGCCAGATGCCCCCGAGCAAACCGCACCCTGTTCGCCGCCGCCAACTGCCGATTGAACGCACCCCTCGCAAACTGCTCGGTCAGCGACTCGTCGATCACCTGCGCCCGCCCATACGGCACCGCGATACCCACGATCGTCCGACCATCACCGCCCTGACCCGCACCACGAATCTCCAGCTCAGGAGTGAACCGGCGAAACACCTCAGACACGAACAGTCCCCCTCCGGACCTGGTTGGACAGAGCCAGACCCGGATGGGTCTGCCCATGCACCGGACACAGCCCGTCCACGACGAGCCCATGCACACCCGGCACACATCCCGGGACCTGACACACCGCCGGCTCCACCGGCTCCGCCGGGTCGGCCTGGCGGCGACGAGCACGCGCCGCCATCAGATCCCCCAGCCCGCGCCGGAGTCGAACCCATCCGGGCCCAGATCCGTCGACAGCGACACATGCAGATGACCCGTGTGCGGATTCGCGCCCCGATACGGCCGCCACCGCCGGAAATCCGGGGTCGTGATCCGCCCATCGAAGATCACGTAGCCGCCCGGGACCAGCCGCCGATCACCCCGCGCACCCACCACACGCAGGTGCTCCGCCAGCCAGCCCGCGTCGATCCCATCCGCGTCGACATCCCGGGCCCGCACCACCCCGACACCATCCTTGACCAGCCACGGATTGTGATCCGAGGCGCGCTTCGCGTGCGCCGCGTCCCCGATCGACCCGTCCGAAGCACGGTCCCGGCCCGGCCACCGCGCGTTCACCTCCGCCACCAGCACCTGCCCCGCCGTCGCGTTCCGCCAACTCGTCACCGTCACCGCGGCCTCCTCACCTGCGCCGTACCCGAACCAGCCGGACCACCCGGCCGCCCCTCGCCGTTGCCGTCTCGCTCGCCCTGGTCGTCCTCGTCACCAGCCCGCCCGGGCCCCGGCCGGGGAGCCACCGGGGCCCGAGCAGCCATCTCCGCACGCTGAGCAGCCGTCAGCGGCGGCCGATCCTCCAAAGCCCGCACCTCATCCACAGTCAAAAACCCTGCCTCAATCGCCCGAGCATGCGACTCATACCGCGTCCGCGTATCCGCACGCAGCAACGCATCCAAATTCGCCTTCGCCGACGTCCCCCGAGGCAAATGCGCCGAAAACGCCTGCTCAAACCGAGCTAGATGCCCCCCCAAAGAAAACTTCACCAAATTGATCGCCTCACCCTCAATATTCGAATAAACCCGCGACGACCGCGACACCCCCAGCCACGACGGATCCAACCCGAAAATCAACGCGATCTCACCCACCGAGAACTCCCGAGCCTCCAACAGCTGCGTCTCCGACGGATTCCACGACAACGGCTCAATCGACGTCCCCGAATTCGTCACCGCCGGCGACCGCGTCCGCTGCGACCGCAGAAACGCCGCCTTCAACTCCGCCGCATCAGCAGCCGTCAGATCCGGATCACTCGACTTAATCCACACCGACGGCACCCCCGCCTCCGCGACGCCACCAGCCTGACGCGCCAAATCCGCCGACAGCCGCAACGCCCCATCCAGATGGCACTCCAACACGCCCATCCCCCGCAGCGCCCCCGGCCGCGACGGACCCTTCACATGCAGCACATCGTCATGCCCATACCAACGCTGACCAGCACCGGAGCCGATCCCGTACCGCACCGCACCCGACTCAGCCCGCGAGATCGCCACCTGCTCGGCCGCCACCGGCACCACCGCCGACGCATGCCCGTGCCGATCCCGATCCGCCACCACCGCCACCGCGTTCCCATGCCAGATCAGATCCAGCGCCAACGCCGAGAACGTCGCCATCCGCGTATCCGGCGGGTTCGGCTGCTCCAACAGCGCCGGTGTCGGATCCACCCGCTCCGCCGGCCGATCCCCCCGCGACCGCAACGCCCGCCACGGCACACCACCCAACAGATCCGACAACAGCAACGACGCCCGCCACGCCCCCGGATGCGCCATCCCACCCCGATACGGGCCCCGCGCCCACTCCGGGCCGAACCCATCCGGCGGCGACGCGATCACGAAAGACCCCGCCGACACCCCCGACACCGTGTCCGTCACCTCATAGCGCAGCGACCGCGACAGCCAACGCCCCAAACCCACCTACGACCCGTCCTTCCAACCCAGACGCGGCGCCGACAACTCCGCCAGCACACCGACCACCACCAACACCAACCCACCGACGAACAGCAACCACGCCCACCCCGCCAACAGGAAAAACCCCACCAACGCCGACACCACACCCACAACCTGACACCCCAACCCAAACACCCGACCAGCCCCTCAGAAGATCGCCGCACGCGGCGGACGCTCCGGCAACGGCACCGTCCGCACCACATGCACCGCACCCGCCACCGCATACGCCGCATCCACGTGCCCCACCCCGTTACGCGTGAACCGCCACCCGTCCCCCGACGCGAGCTTCTGCGCACCCGCCAAATGCGCGTCCAGCAGCGGATCCCCCGGATGCCGCACCCGAGACGCCGCCACCAGATCCGCGAATCCCTGACACACCTGCGCCACCTCACCGCCAGCCAACGCCCGCACCAGCCGCCCCGACGACTCCAAACCCCGAAACTCCGCGCTCAACGCCCCCGCCGGCCCCCCCGGAAACCACCCGACCACATACGGAGACACCGCCTCCACCAGCGGATCCGCCCCCAAAAACAGATCCCGACGCGCCGCATCCGTCGACTCCCACGCCCCCAACACCTCCACCCGCACCCGACCGTCATCCAGCACCGCAGCACCCACCGCCGTCACATGCAGACCATCCGGCGCCACATCCACCGCCAGACCCACCCGATCCCGCACCGCCTCCAACGACACCCCCGGATCAGCAGCATCACGCCACGCCGCCACATCCACCGCCGCATTCAACTGCTCCACCCGCTGACACAACCGCTCCGTCCGAAACACCGCAGGCGGATCCATCACCAACTCACCACAAACAGCCCGCTCCAAACTCGGAACATGCCCCAACGCCGGATTCGAACACACCCACCCCGAACGATCATCCAACGCCACACCATCCGGAGCCGACCACTCAAACAAACCCAACGACTCATCCTCCCCCGACAACCCCGCCGCACGCAACGAATTCAACACCACCGAATTATCGTCCCCCGCATTCGAAATCCCCACCGTCAACGCATCAGGACGCGCCGACGTCGTCTTCGACAACGCCGACCACGACCCCCAATCCCGATGCTCACGCAACTCATCCAAAATCAACAAATCAACCGACAGGCCACGACCCGCCGACCGCGTCGCAGCAGCAATCCGATACCGCGACCCATTCCCTAACGTCAAACACTGCTCACCATTCGCCCGACGCACCGCATCCACCTCAACACCCGCCCCCACCGGCGCATCCCGAGCCACATCCACCGCACCTTGCCACGACTCCCGAGCGATATCCGCCGACTGCGCAACCCCCAACACCAACCGCGCACGCCCCGACGCCATCGCCCACAACGCAACAATCTTCAACAAAAACGACTTGCCATTCTGGCGCGCCACCAACGTCAACACCGTCCGATAGCGCAAACCCCCACCCTGACGCCTCTCCAGCGCATGAATAAGCCACCACCGCTGCCACGGCAAAAGACGCTCACCCAACCGCCCCGCAAACCGAACAGCCTCAAACCCAAACGACGAATCCTCCGACAGCGAACACCCACACCCACACTTCCCCGAAGGCCCCTCGATCAACGGCCTAGACCACAGCCGCGGCATTGTCGACCCGACCAACGAAGAACCATCCAGAAGCTCGGACATTCACGCCTCACCGCGACGAATCGCGCCCTTTCTGCACATATTTACACCGCTTTCTGGGGGTCGCCTTGCGGGGCCATTCATTGCTCGATCCTTTTCATTTAACAACCCTCAGAATCGTGCAATCCAGCCCCTGGGGTACGTGTCCGTAAAGAGAGAAACACGGATAGCGCGCTGCCCCTGACCTGCGTAAACAATGAAAAAATGGCCTTTCCAGAATGCTCAGAAGAGCCATTACCGAACCGCAGAGCGTCTGAATTCGGCCTGGCCTGGCGACTGCGCTGTATCGGGCCAGCGAACGGACTTCCATACGGAGGAGTCCTTCTCGACCCAGGGCCCGGGCCATCCGAGCCAGTGGGCGCCGAGGGCGGCGAGGGCGGCGGCGTCGATCTCGTGCTCGGTCATGGTGTCGGTGTCGTGGTGGGGCCAGAGGGTGGCGATGGCGTGTCGCATGTCGTGTTTGGAGGCGTGGCCGGCGCCGGTGGTCCAGCGCTTGAGGGTTGCTGGTGGGCAGGTGGCGATGGGTATTCCGCGGTGGAGGAGGCCGGTGATGGTGTTCCACCAGGCGGCGGCGCGTTCGTGGTGGTGGCCGTGGGTGGAGCCGTAGCTGGGGGCTTCGATGACGGCGAGGGTGATGTCGGTGTTGATGCTGGTGAGGGCTTGGTTGGTGGCGTGGTTGATGCGGGCGGCTGTGGGCGCGAGCCCGTGCGCGGGTGGGCTGGTGTGTGTGCGGGTGCGTGGGGGGTGTCCGGGGGTGAGGGTGGCGGTGGCGAGGGCGGCGAGGCCGGGGTCGAGGCCGTAGACGGCGGGCGGCGGCTTCTGTAGGGGGCCGTTTTGGGCTCTCATTTGGCTCCTGACGGGTTTTCGGGGTTGCCCTGGTGTGGTGGGTAGGGCGAACCGGGAGATTCGATCTGAGGGCTTTGTGTGGGGGTGTTCCACCAGTGGGTGGGTCGGGGTGCGGGGTCGCCTCGGGTGGGGTCGCCGATGGCGGCGTTGCAGGCGGCGCAGGCGCTGACCAGGTGTTTCGGGTTGTCGCCGGTGGTGTGGCGGGAGCCGAGGTGGTGGACCTGGGTGGCGATGGCGGTGCAGGTGGGGCCCTGGATGCGGCAGCGGTGGCGGTCGCGGTCGAGGACGGCGGCGCGGATGCGGCGCCAGCCGGGCGGTGAGCCGCCGGGCCAGTGCCGGCTGGGGCGGCGGCGGGTCACCGCCGGACCGCCTTCAGTGCGTCCCGTCCTGTGTCCTTGTCTGTGATTCCGTCGGGAGCGTCAAGTGCGTCCCGGGCCCCTCCGGGGGAGGGGCCCGGGGACGCACTCGACTTGACCGCGTCCCGGACACGGTGGGACACACGGGACACGGTCATGTTTGAGGGCCTTCCGAGGGGCCCGCGGAGGCCCCTTCGAAGGGCCTCAGGAGGACATGGACGTAGCTGCCTCGGGGGCCGTTCTCGACGGCGATGTAGCCGTCGTCGACGAGGGCGGCGATCGCGGCGCGGATGTCCTCACCGCGGCCCTTGACGCGGTCGATGATCCCGCGCACCGTCAGTGGCCCGTCGGCCCTGGTCAGGGCTTTGCTGACGCGGCCCATGAGGACGGTGGGGCGGAACGTGTCGGTGCGGTCGTCTTCGGTTGCGGGCGGGACGACGGCGGCGTTGAGGACGGGCTTACGGCCGGGTGGTTGTACGGATTCGAGGACGAGGTCTCCGTACCAGTGCATGCCGGTTTCGTGGCGCCACGCTTTCTGCCGGAGCTGTCCGGGGCGGTCTTTCGCGATGAGGATCGTGGTGGTGCCGGTTCGGCCGGTGCCGAATGGGTGCCGGTTGTCGAGGATGTAGGCGGCGCCGTCGATGGCGGCAAGTTTGTGCTGGCCGCCGATGGCGTAGCGGCGGTCGCCGTCTCGGGCCTTGACGATGTGGTCGAGGCAGATGACGGCTGCGCCGGTGTCGGCGATGCGGCGGGGCAGTAGCGCGGTGAAGCGGGCGATGTCGGTGTTGTCGAGTAGGTCGAGGCCGTGGAGTGCCATGGCCTCGGTGACGCCGTCGAGTACGGCGATCGTGGGCTGGGTGACGTGGAGGTGCGCGTCGAGCATCGCTTGGTTGTTTCCGCTGGTCACTGCGTCGGTGGGGCGGATGTAGGAGAAGTGGTCGCGGATGGTGGGTGGGGCGGCGCCGAGGTCGAGGAGGCGCCCGACGATGCCGGTGTCGTTGTCTTCGAAGTCGATGTAGAGGACGTGGTGGCCGGCGGTGAGGTGCTGGGCGCAGGTGTGTAGCGCCAGCCAGGACTTCCCGGCTTCGGGCGCGGCGGCGATGGAGTGGATGCGGCCTGGGTAGAACAGGTGGGCGCCGTCGGTGCGGGCGCCGATGGTGGGTGTGGCGGGTGGTGTGAGTCCGGCGAGGGCGTCGGTGAGGTCTTTCGTGGCCCAGCCGTGGGTTGGGGCGGGTATGTCGAGGTCGGTGAGGGTGTCGCGGGCGCGGGCGAGGATGTCGGCGAGGCGGTCTGCGGGGGCGGTGGTGACGAGCTGGTGGGCTCGTGTGAGGCCGTCTGTGGCGCGTCGGCGGGCGGAGTGGGCGGTGATGATTTCGGCGGTGCGGGTGATGCTGGTGCCGGGTGCGGCGGAGTCCATGAGGGTGAACAGGTAGGTGCCGCCGCCGATGCGGTCGAGGTCGCCGGCGGTGCGCAGGGCGTCGAGGACGGTGACGGGGGTGACGGTGTCGCCGGCGTGGTGCAGGGTGGTGATGGCGGCGTAGATGATCTGGTGTTTCGGGTTGTAGAAGTCGCTGGTGGCGAGGGTGGTGGCGGCTTCGGCGGCGCCGTGGGGGCCGTTGTGGAGGATGAGGCCGAGGGCGACTTGTTCGGCGTAGGTGTCGTGGGCCGGTAGTGGGGCGGCGTCGTCGCGGGGGCGGGTCATTGTGGGCCGTTCTGTGCGGTGAGGGCGCCGGGGAGCCCGTCTGGGTGTCCGGAGTTGCGTAGGGCGGTGAGGGCGTCGATGACGGTGGTGGTGTCGGCGCGGTTGAGGCCGGTGGTGACGGGGCGGCCGAGGAGGCGGGCGGCGATGTCGTGTCGGGCGTCGCGGGTGGTGGCGCCGGCGTCGCGGAGGAGTGCCTGGAGGAGCCGGTTCTGCGCGGGGCTCGGCGCGGTGTCGGGGGCGTCGTCGTCGCCGGCGGCGGGTGGCGGGTCGGCGGGGGGCGTCGGGGCCGGCTCTGGTGTTGCGGTAGCGTCGGGTGCGGGGCGATCCGCGGTTCTGACTTGGCGCGGATCGCCCCCTTCGCGTTCTGGGGCGTGGCCGGGTTCGTTGGGCAGCGGGGGACCGCCGGCGGGCGGCGCGGCTGTCGGTGCGCGGCGGGCGGTGCGGCGAGGGCCGGGCGCCGGGGCGGTGCCGGGTGTGGGTTCGGCGCGGTCGGCGAGTTCTTCGGGTGTGTAGGCCAGCCCGGAGATGACGTCGGCGAACTTGCGGCGGCACAGTCGTGCGGTGGCGCGGGCTACGAGCTTGTCGGCCGGGTAGTCACCGAGTTGGATGCGGGCGCGTTTGGCCTGGTCGGCGGTGAATTCGGCTTCGGTCCAGTCGGTTTCGCCGGTGCGGCGGCCGCGGATGATCGCGCGGTGGTCGGTGGCTTCGACGTAGTCGATCTCGTGGCCGGCGGCGAGGACGAGGGCGCGCATGAGGTGTGCGGACTGTCCGGGGCGTCCATGGACGATGTATACGTGTTGAAGGGCGGTCATGGGGGGGATGCCGAGTTCGCGGCCGGCGAGGATCGCGGCGGTGACGACGGCGGGTTTGCCGCGCATCTCTTTGGGCACGAACTCGGTGCCGGCGACGCTCTGGGCTAGGCGTGCGATGTCGGCGACGACGGTGGTCCAGCTGTCGGTGTCTGCTGCCGGGGCGGGGAGCGCCGGTGGTGCCGGGCGTGGTTCGAGGTCGGTCACGGGGCGTGCTCCAGTCGGCGGCGGCGGGTGTCGCGGGCGGGGGTGAGCGGGTCGCCTACCAGCTGTTTCGCGGTGGTGGTGGTGAAGTGGGCGATCTGTTGGGCGTAGAGGAACGTGCGGTGTTCGTCGGGTCCGGCGGTGATCGGTAGGAGTGAGTAGCCGTCGCTGCGGAGGTGGAGTCCGAACACGGCGTCGACGGCGGGCATGGGCTGCTCGGTGTCGTCGGTGTCGAGGTAGGTGTCGGCGTAGCGGTAGGCGGCGAGCTGGAGCGCGGTTTCGCCGAAGATCCCTGACCTGCTGGTTTTGATGTCGAGTAGGGCGCGGCCGTGGCCGGGTAGGTCGACGATGGCGTCGAGGGTGCCGGCGTAGCCGTGGGTGTGGGAGACGACGACGGTTTCGACGAGGACGGGCGTGGGTGTCCAGTCGTCGACGAAGGCGATGTAGGACTCGACGTGGCCGGCGACGCTGTCGGGGATGTCGATGTGTGCGCCTTGGAGGTAGCGCTGGGCGAGGTCGTGGACTTCGGTTCCGCGGTTCGCGGCGGCGTCGCGGTCGGCGTAGCGGGCCTTCTGTAGGGCCGAGAGCCGCTTGGACGGGGGAAGTTCGGAGAGTTCGTCCCAGCGGTCGATGGCGGCGTTGGCGGTGGTGTTCGCGGCCCAGTTGACCAGGGCGGGTTTCGGGATGCCGTCGCTCAGGATGGTGGTGACGCCGGGGACCTTGAGGCCGTTTGCGTCTTCGTAGCGGTGGCCGCGGCCGTAGCGGCGGCGCCGGACGGGCCCGGTGTAGGTGGTCATGCCCAGTCCAGGAGGTTGTCGATGCCGGGGACGACGTGCAGGTCTGGGTAGTCGTTGCGGTCGAAGCGTCGGATGAACGCGGCGACGTGGTCGGGCATCGGGGCGATCGCGGGTCGGGTGTCGGGGTCGCCGGGTGCCCAGAGGTCCCAGCCGAGGTGGTCGACGTAGAGCACGGCGTAGGGGTCGAGGCCGGTGAGTGCGGTGAGGTAGTTCGCGATGGCGCATCGGCCGGGGTCGCCGCAGACGCCGCGGATCCCGAGGCGGTGGAGGCGGTCGGCGATGGCGTCGGGGCCGTGGAGGTCGTTGAGGCGGTGGAGGGCGGCGGTGATGTGGGCGCGGATGGCGGTGCTGGGGGAGCCGGGGTCGGCAACGGTGTTTTGGGCAGGGGAGATGGACTGCGTCATCGCAGGTGGGCCTTTCTGGGTGGCGTGATGGGGCGTTTGAAAGTCCCCCCCCCCTTTTTTTTTGGGGGCGATCATTGCTGGTGGGGCTATGCGGCGGTGCCGTGTTGGCGCTGGACCCAGGTGTTGTAGCTGTGGACTGGGTAGCGGATTTGGCGGCCGGCGCGGATCCAGGGCGGGCCGAGGCCGGTGGCGCGCCAGCGCGTCAGTGTTGCGGTGCTGACCTGCAGGGCTCTGGCGATCTGGGGAGGTGAGAGGTGCGAGGAGGCACCTTCTGAAGTTGAGAGCACGAGCCCCCCCCCCTTCGTTCTTTATGTGCCGATCTGCTCTGATCTGGCAGGTGACTTAGGTGTACCTAAACTCGCAGGAGGAGCGCCAGTGTCGAATACGCAGTCACGCGACAGCACTGAGTGATACTCGGCAGCAGGAGGGGAGAAATCGGACGGCTCGCGGAGCGCATCGTTCGTCACAGGAACCTTGCGGGCGCCCAGTCGTTGCGTGGCGGCGCCGATCGGCCTCAGACCTCCCCGGAGGCTCCCCGCGCACGCCCTCGACCGTCACCAGGTCGGACAGGAGCCGCGGCGACCCGCCTGAGACGAGGCTGTCCCGCTGCTAGCGGAAGGGGGATCGGGAGGCCGTCTTAGGCCCGATCGCTGCGGCGGGTGCCGCGTGCCTGTGCGAGCGCTGCCGCGCCGGCTCTGTAGCGGCTGATCTCTGCGTAGGCGCAGCCTTGAAGGCGCAGAGCAACGACACGATCCCGGCGGCGCGGAGTCAGGGCGCCCATTCAGGAGGCCAGCTCGGTGATGGCGACGTTACCTGTGTCGCCCGGCATGTGGCGGGCGCTCCGCCTCTAGCTCACGCTGTACTGCGGCGTACTCGCCCTTCCGGCGGGCGTCATAGAGCAAGCACACCACGGCGCGGTAGCTGCATTCCATCGCCTCCGCGATCTGATGGCAACGCAGTCCTTCGAGCTGAAGGCGAGCCGCGCGCTCTCGACGCGCCTTCGCGCGGCCTAGGTACTCGGCCCGGGGCTCGGCGACCATGTTGCAAACAGTGCGCGGAGTGACGCCGAGGATATCGGCGGCTTCCCGCGCGGTTATCTTTCGGCGCTTGGGGGTTCGCGCAGGCATGTGCCACTCCTTCGTCTGGGCGGCCTGTCGGGGCGCTCCAGGAGATTTTATGCAAGCTGGGGGCCAGGGCAGCGCTCACAGCGCCAAGGTCTCGGCGAGGGCGCGCAGCCGGCGAGACTGCTCGGCTCTCGCTGCTCCTCCCTTGGCGGCTCCTTTTCGTCCGCGTGCGGCCTGGATGGTGATGAACGTGGCGTCGTAGACGGCCGGGCCGTCGTTCCACATCCGGGAGTGGTGGATGGTCCAGCCCGAGATCGACTTCCCGATGTGGTCGAGCTCGTTGTCCGACAGCGGCACGGAGAAGTCCGCGTTTCGTAGCGCTAGCTCCCGCGACACGGTCGCCCGGAACCCGTCCGGGTCGCCCCAGTGGTGGCGGATTGCCCGATACCCGAACTGACGCACCGAGTGGAACAGCGTCTCGTTACGGCCGTAGCCGACCGGGGCTCGCCGGCGTTGCGCGTGCCAGCCGCGCGAGGGCATGTGCCCGGCCGGGGCGAGCACGCCCTGCATCTGCCGCAGCGTGTAGGTGCGTTTGGACAGCAGGTGGCACAGATGGTCCGGCGAGAGCGGGTTCTTCATCATCCGGCCGGTGTAGGCGGGGTCGCCGTCGACGGCGCGGCGGAGCGCTTCTTCGATCGCCTGGGCCAGGCAGAGCGCTTGGCGGGAGCCGTAGTTGGTGGCGTTGACCGGGACGGTGACGGGCCAAACCGCGTGGGCGTGGCCGTTAGCCGGGTTTTCGATGATCGCGGCGGGCATCGGGTGGTTCCCGAGGCTCGACAGGGCGCGGAGGACGGCGTCGGGGTGGTCGACGTCGATGACGAGCAGTCGGATGAGCGGGTTCGGGTTGACTTCGATGTGGCGGCGGCGTAGCGCGGCGGTGCGGGGCATGCGGCGGCAGCCGGCAT